CTGCCGGCCGCTTGCACAGCCTTCAGCACCTTGAAACGCGCAGAACGCGTTTGGAAGCGGTGCTTCACTTGACGTTTACACGGGATGATCTTCATCGACAATGCTCCTTTGGTTTCAGGATGGCTCTCAAAGATCCTCAGGCCGCAATCCAACAAACGCTCGTCGCGCTCGCCAGAGCTTGTCCCGGGGCTCGTTGCGGAATCTCATTATCTGCTGGCACACCATAGCGTCCGCTCGCTCAGTGTACCAAATGACCAACCACCACGGCGGGCGAATGGCCAAATCCTCAGGGGTGAGTGGGGCAAAGCGCAGCATCACTCAATCCATCGCAGGCTTTTCCGCCGGGCCAGCCGCTACGCCGCTAGACAGCCGCTCGGCACGTGGTGCACCGTAATCCGGCACCGGCATGACACGCTCCTCAGATGTGGCGATGCACCGAGAATAATCATAGAAGTAGCTCTTCTTTTTATCCTCGTTGTCAGAATTGGGCGGCGTGATGAGCACCTGCACGCACCCATACAGATCGAAGGAAAGCGAAGTAGCCACGCCCATGGCCCCCGTCACACGGTCCTTCACCGGCTTGCCCAGAATCTCGAAATATGGCTGAATATTCATCTTCACTTGCTCCCGATTGAATTGAGTAACTGCTTCAATTTCACCGTCTCCAACAAAATCTCTCGGTTGCGCCGCACCACCGTCTCCATGGACGCAAACGCACTCAACGCTCGATCAAACTGCTGCCGCATCGCCTCATTAACGTCACTCAGCGTGGTTAGTGCGGTGTCTAGTGCCAGCAAGTCTGCATCCACCCCAGCGTCCCCGCTGCCTGAGGGTGGCGGCGCGGCAGCCTCCACGTCTGGTGGCCGCTTCACCACTCGCCACCGCCCCCGTTCTGTGCCCGCGGGCTCAATCTCCCCGGCAGTGCGGAGCGCCTGCAACGCGGCATGCACCGAGCTGCGGGCATCGGCCAAGTCCGGTCGGCGCAAGCGGATTCGGTCCGTAAGCAGCTCATGGCTCAGCCCGTCAGGGTTCGCCGTTAACAGCTCTAGGACGATCTCCCGCGCGCTCAGGGGCGGAGTCAATGCGGCCTCCAACACCTCCCCCAAGGACGTGGTGGCGTGCGGATCACGGAACCCGGCCCGCTGCAGCTCAGCCCGAAAGTTCTTCAGCGCTCGCGGGTCAGCGGAAGCGGAGCAGGTGATGATGTCGTGCTTGTTGGGGGCGTAGAGCTGGTAATGGCCGTTGTTGGTGCGCTGCACCCGGAACCCTTGCGCTTCGGCTTCTCGCCGTAGTGTGGCGAAGTCATTCGCGGCACTCATGACAGCATCCCCGATCGGCGCAACCAGGCCAGAAATGCCTGCAGCACCTCCGGCTCCAACGCCACCTCATGATCGCCCCCGTCTCGGGGCGCCCGCAGCCAGACCGCCCCGGTGTCAGGCGCCACCCGGACGTACAGCCCGTCCCCCAGATACTCCTCCGCAGCGGCCGGGGCTTTGAGCGCAGCGGCTTGCCGGCATAGCGCCGACAGCTCCTCCCGCGTGACATCAGTGAATTCCACCGGCCGGCCGGCCGGATCACGGAACGCAGCAGTCACAATCACCTGCCCGGGCGCGTCGCCAGGCGCTGCCTGCAAAGTGACACGCACCCTGCGGTCTCGGAACACTGTTTCAAAGTCTGCTTCTAACATGACATCAACCTCCTTTATTGGATCCAATGATGACGCCAAAGAACAAAATCTTCAGCGTCCACAAAATCACCCACAGAATGACAATGGCGGGGATGGTTGCGATGACCCACTTCACCATGAAGCAAACCATGGACCAAAACCGCATCTGCACATCCGTCACCACCACACGTGGGGGCTCGAGTTTGTCTGTCAACATTGTTGTTCTCCCGGTTAACGGCCGCGGGGAGCGGGGCACCGTCGCACTTCAGCGCCCCACCCCCCGAGCCGACCCCGATTATCCCTCGGGGTCACGGGTCACGCAGCTTCCGCAATCGCCCGCCAGTCGGTTTGCGGCAGCTCGATGATGCGCGAGCCGTCCATCTCCAGCTGGGTGGCGCGCTCGTAGCTTTCCTCGTCCTGCGCCTGGCGAGTGATGGCGTTCATCAGCCCGTACCGACTGAGGTCCCCGCCCTCGATCAGATGCCGCAGGATGCCGTCCTTGGTGGCCTCGGTGTACCCAAAGCGCTGCGCAGTCACTTCCACCGCGGACTGCAGGGACTTGGCCTCCAGCGGCTGCTCGGTGGCCTCCTTGAGCCGGCTGGCGAGCTTGGTGAGCACGTCCTGGGTGAGGACGCCTTTGACTGTGTCCTGCACCTTGCTGAAGAACGCCGCGTCATCCAGCGCCTTGGTCTTGTCCGTGTACAACTCGAACGCCGCCTGCTCCTCCGCCGCTCGCTTGCCCACGTGGTAACGGCGCTGGCCGTAGTCCTCGGCAATCATGCCGTTGAGACAGACCAACCGGAACAGCAGCGGCATCACCTGCAGCGCCCCAGAGCCCACCTCAGAGTTACTCACCATCACTCCAATCTGCACCACGTCCCCACGCTTCACCTCGGTCTGGATGCGCGGGAACACGGCCTTCAGATAGAACCGCCGGTCAGTGAACTCGGTGGATTCGATGCGGATGTCCTTGTGATCCATCAGCACCGGCAACACCGCATTCGCCAGTTCAAAGTTATCCAGCGGCCGGTAGCGGTCGGAGAGGAACGCGCGGGCCGTTCCGTCCAGCGCGCGCACCATGCGGCGCGTGGGCTCCTTGCCGAAGAACGTGTTGAGGGTGTCGCGGTACAGCTCGGGGTGATCCTGCCGGATGCGGCTGGCGTAGTCCCGGGGAATCTTGAAGTGGCCGCAGACCTGCTCCTGGAACACGGGGCCTTCCGTGAGCACCAGGTGCTCATTGGGGAGCGAGAGCGCCACCTGCCCCGCGGTGGTGACGGTGAGGTGGCGGGTGTCGGCGACAAAATCGCGCTTGGCCTCGTGGCGGCGCTGCAACTCGGTGGCCATTTCTGCAAGTGTGAGTCCGGTTTTCATTTGCGTGAATCCTCTGTTGTGTGTGATTGAATCGACCCAGACGGCGCCTCCTTTGTGCGCCGTTTCGCCGGGGTCTCACCGGCTCATCAGTGGGTTCAGATGTGGCAGTCGTACAGACTGAGCAGCGTGTCCCCGGGCAGCGCGTCCAGCATCTTGCTGAACTGCTCCTCCCACTCGTCGCGCGGTGTCTCGTTAGACACCATCGCCCAAAAGCCCATCTCCCCGCGCTCGCACCACTTGCCGTCCTTCACAAACGCAAACGGCACCAGTGCGGAGCTGCGCGCCCGCAGCACCTGCTCCTCCTCAGACTGGAGAAAGAAGTCTCGCGGCTCCTCAATCCAGAACAACGAGCGGTGCTCCCGCAGCCGGGCAATGACGGGCTGCGCCCCATACGCAGTGCGCGCAGCGTCAAGCTCCTTCTCCCCAAAGCGCCCCAGCACCGTTGTCCAGGCTTCCGGCGCAGGCAGCCCCGCACACCAACGATGAAACTCCCGATACAACTTGCGCGCCTTCATCTCCGCCTCATCCCGCATGGCCTCGATGTCGATGTCCTGCTTGAGTGCGGCATCCGCCCGGCCTTTCTCTGGCGCTTCCGTCATGAGGCCCGGCCTGCCGAGCGTGCCCTCCTTCCCCGGCAGCAGCTGGAAGAACCCGGTCCAGCGGCCGCCCAGCTGATACCAGTCCCACTTCTTGTTCGGATTGGTTCGATCGATCACTTTCACCAGCTCCGTGACGTCTTCATTCACCACGGCGTATCCAAACTTATGCTTGCCGGCGAGGTCCAGCTGCGCCGCAATCTGCTCTGCGTCCGTGCCGATGCGCGGCGTGATGCGGATGAGCGTTTCGTGCAGCCCGAAGTGCTCCAGCACATCCAGTAGCGGGTTGCGCTCCTGCATCACTGCGCGCGTTTCCCGTGTGCAACGGGACACTTTGGCTGCGTCCAGGAAAACCTCATCCCGCCGCGCTGCCACCACTTTGGATGTGATGTCGATGTCCTGGACGTACTCATTGTCCACCCCGGTGCACTCGAACTCATGATACGGCGCCAGCTGCTTCTCCGGTTCCGGCCCCACCACCAACACTGTGAAATGACTCATTGCGTGACCCTCTTTGTGTGTTGACCCAGACATACCGACCAGTTGCTGGCCGGTACGTTTCGCCGGAGTCTCACCGGCTTATCAATGGGCTTGCGGGGTCGTTGTAATGCACCCCGAACGGCGTGGCACGCAGCCACATCTTCTCGCCACGCAGCATGTACGTCGCGGTGAAGGGCTCAGCGTTCACCTTCAGATTCTCCGCCCCACGCGGCAGGTGCGCCCGCAACGTGGTGATCACGTCCTCAAAGTTCCCGCGCCCATCCCACCGCTGATACAGCTCCGCGAACAGCTGCACCACCCGGTGATACTCCCCCGGGGGCCGCGGCGCCACTCGCCGTGGCGGCTTGCGCGGGCCTGTGACTATTTTGTTCGACATAGGTTCACCTCATGAGCGTCATAATCCAACATCCGGGCATAACGATCCGGCAACACCACACCATCATGCTGGCTGACAAACCGCTTCACCTCCTCTTCCGTATACACCGCACACCACAGGTGCTTGAGCCGCGAGGAATTGAGCGCCACGCGGCGCAGCACCATGTTATCCAACTCCGCTGGCAACGGGCAATACACACCCAGCAGCGGGCCCACCAGGGATGCGTAAAACTTCATGGCGGCGGCCCTCCGGGGTTGGAGTGGCGAGAGGCCTTTTGCCCCCGGTTGTATTGCTTCAGCCAGTCTCGCTCATCCGGGGTGGGGCGCAAATGCGGGCGCCGGGGCTTGCGGGAATACAACCACTCCGCAAACCAGGCCAGCGCCGTGACGCCCAACAGCACCGCGATGATCAATCGTTCAGGAGCCATGACGCGCCCTCCACAAATGCCGCCAATCCCAACGATCCTTGCACTCAATCACGGCGATGAGCACCGCCACCACTGCGTATTCCGTCACGGTTTGTCCCCCTTGTCGTAGTGCGTGAGCTGCGGATCGAAGCAGGCCACGTCTCCCGGGGTGCTCCGCAGAATGATCAACAGCGCCAACGCCACAAACGTGGCCCCCAACGCGGAGGCCAGCCCCAGCGCCATGGGCCAGCTCCGCTCGGTGAAAAGGCGCCGGACTGCCCCCGCCGCGCCATACAGCCCCACCGCCAGCCCCACCACCACCAGCACCCCCTGCGCCCAGGACAGGTGGACCCACCAGTTTGAAAAAGTGTTCATATCAGCACGCTCCTCCGCTCAATGAATTTGTACGTGATCGTTGGATCTGTGTCCTGTGGCTCAGCGTCAAGCCGCACCACATACCCCACCACGGGGCCACGCGGCGTGTCCGCCACCACCTCATCCCCACGCACCAGCTTGTGCCCGCGGCGCACCTTGTACGTGTACACCTTGCCCGGGTTACAAGCCAGAAACACCCCCACCGTGAGGTGCGGGGGCGGCGCCTTCTTCTTTCTCAGCTTCATCGGACAGCCTCCTCATTGAATGTTGTGCCAATGATCATGCCACAGCGGCACATGCACAACGTCTCGCCTGGGAATCCAGACACCCATTCCACCCCGCCGTGTGCCTTGTGCAGCCGCGCAGGCACCTCCTGCGCCTTGCGAGCGAGACGAACGATCTGTGTGCTGGTGAGCCCAACCCAGCGCTGCAGCGTGACGTCCGCCAGTAGCCGCTCCTCCGGCCGCGCCATCATGAATGTGCGCTGGTGTTTACGGGCAATCAGCACGTCCAGTTCCGCGTAATCGCCCAGGCCGCGATGCAACGTGACGGAAACCTCGCCGCCGCGCAGCGTGAGGGCAATCTCGGTGAAGGAGTATGGGTCGTGCCGCGGGCCCTCGACGCCATGGTGCGTGGTGATGGTGTTCATGAGTGGGTCTCCTTGTGCGTTGAAGTTGGTCTCATCAGTGGGCGCATGACGCCCAGACGGCCCCGCGGGCAGCGGGGCGCGTTTCGACCTCTCAAGCCGGCACCAGCCAGCAAGGCACGCCATTGTTGCGAGCGGCTCGACAGAGCAGGATGGCTGCTTCCCGCGGGTACGCTTGCGTGAGGAGCGTGCGCGTCCCTTTCAAGTACCGAATGCGGAACTTCATGCGCGCAGCTCCGCAATCCGATCCTCAAACTCCCGCACCCGTTGCCGCGGCATCAGCACCGCGAACTTGGCCGGCCGGCCGAGCGCGTCGGTGTGCAAGTGCGGACAGTCCCGCGCGGAAGGGAAGGTGTTGCGCTCGATGCGCTTGGCCTTGCCTTCATCAATCATGGCCTGCGCCACCACCTCCTCAATCTGCCCAAAGATGGAGAAGATCTGTGACCCACGCAGAAACGGATTGTTGTCGTCCTCGGTCATGATGGCGTCTCCGGTTGTGGATACGCACGGTTGAGCCGTGGCACCTGGTTGAGAGGGGAGTAGAAGTTGGGATGATTGCGGCACTGCGGCAGCGTGACACCGCAATCTCGCCAATGCGTCACGAGCTTACGCACCGCATCGGGGGGCAGCGCTCCGGCGGGGGAGTGCACGGTTTCCTCTTTGACGCAGCCGCAGGGCCAGATGAACTGCACCCGGCTCCCGCCGAGATGCACCGCCGTCCCCCGATTCAGCGCATTCCGCTTGCGGCGGGTGAGCTTGAGCACCGGGCGGTTCATTTTATGCACTCCTTCAGCATGGCGAGAATTTGATCGGCGGCTTGTTCCGGCGGCGCAAGCATCAGCTTATAGCCCACTTCCGCCACGCGCTCTGAGGCAGCAAAGACCTCCAAACAGTGCGCTTTGTCTCTGCGCTCAACAATGGCCTTGGCAAAAGCCAGCCCCTTGCTCAAGTCTCCGCCGTAATCCAGATAAGCATCCACGGCCGCGAAAGCAATCACGGCATGCGGCGGCAACTCCAATTTGCACACCTCCCTGGCCAACAGCCGCCAATACATCTTCATCCCAGCGGCAAGTGTCTCTTCCTTGCCTTCGTCTTGCAACCGCTTGAGCAGCATGACGCTGGCCAGGATTGCTGAGGGGTTAGTCATGGTGCGAGTTCCTTCAGTGTGGGTTTGGTCTCATCAGTGCCCGCCTGACGGGCAGACGGCGCATCCCGGCGCCGTTTCGACCTCATGCCATCTTCTCCACTCGGTAAATCCGCCAGGCACGCTTCGCCTTGCCGCGGGTCCAGTCCAGATTCACGCCGTTCTTCACGCACAGGATGTGCGAGCGCGTCCGCAGCAAGTACGTCTGCCCATCCGCCCAGACCTTGCGGAAGCGGTCGGGGTGATGCGTGGTGACGGAGCGCAATGTGTGATGCGGCGCGGGGTACTGCTCAATGAAGTGACTCATCAGCACCGGCACCATTCGGAACCCCAGCTGCTGCATCACCTGCTCCGTCGCCGCCATGGGCGTGCCGCGGCGGGGCCGGCGCCCCGCGGCGTAGAGCGCGTTGAGGACGGTGGTGTATGGCGCGTCAGTGGCCGCGGCAATCGCCTTCACGGCGCAGTCGTTGGTTTCCGCGTGGGCAATCGTGTGGCGCGTCAGCTCAACAAACGTGGGGCTGAGCCCTTCGAGCGTTTTTGGCTTGGGCATGTTAAGGAACTCCAAAGTGCGTTGAAGTTGGTTTGTCTCATCAGTGCGTGCGGTACCGCCGCAGCGCAGACCACACACGACGGGTTTCCGTTGGGCGCGTTTCTTGCGGCGCCAGCGTGTGCGGTTTCGACATTCTTGAATGACGGGTCAAATCACCGGAGGGGGCATGGGCGCGTATCAAGCGGCCCCGGGCCACGCGAGCCACCCCTTTAAAGAGGTGTCCGCGGGCGCGTCGCCATGCGGTGAGCAGGTCCCTACTGAGGCAGCGCGAAGCTGCACGGGTTACCCGTCAACCCAACTTGGGGGTGGCCCCGGCTGCGCCGTCATCCCGTGGAGGTCTCCGGCCTGGTGTCCGGGTCTTCGCCCTCCCGTGGGCGGCCGGGGCGGGGCTCCCGGCGGCGGGGCCGTGGCCCCACTTGCCGGCAAGTATGCGCCAGAAAAAGCAAAAGGAAAACATTTTTCGCATCATATTTCGTTATTGTTTTTCGTTCCCATTCAAGGACTTACGTGCCAGCGCACATAGCTGCAGCAGCTCCTCCGGCTCCAGCACCAAGTCCTGCGGGGGCCGGCCGGCCGCGCGGCGCCGCGCGTTGCGCTCCAGAACAGCCCGGGCGCGGGCCTCCAGGTGGTCCAGGAGTGCAGCATGCAGCCCCGCCCGCTGGGCCACCGTGCTCACCGATCGACCCCGTCCCGGTTGTTGTCGGGGTCCGCATGCCAACTGAAGAACAGCGTGGCTTTCTCCTGCCAGCGCGCCTGAATGCGAGCCCGATCCAGCCCCAAGGTGGTGGCGGTGAACGTGATCGCCGCCATCACGTCCGCCATCTCATTCTCCAGCCGCACCTTGAGTGAGCCAGCGGTGTCCGGGTGCACGTCCGTGTGGTAGTAGGCGAGCTTCTTGCCCGCCACCTGGGTCAGCTCGCCGCACTCTTCAATGAGTTTGGCGAGCCCCCTCGCGGTCATCGGCACCGCTCACATCTCCCCGCTCGGCGCTTCCTCCGGGTCCTCCGGCGCCGGCCGCGCCAGCAGCTTCATCTCCTTGGCGGCGGCGATGGCGGCTTTCACATCATCCAGCACCACCACGTTGTTGTGCCGGCCTTTGTGGGCCACGGTCCACATGAACCAGGAGTTCTCGCCCTTGGTGCGGAGCTTGCTGCTGAGAGTCCAGATCTCGGAGCCCAGCGCCGGACGCATCAGCGGCCGCCCGTCCTGTCCCGTGATCACCTGCCCATCCGGGCTGCGTGCGGGCACGCGGGCGCTGTACAAATCGATCAAGCTGTTCCAGTCCCGGGCGGTCTTCAGCTGGCTCTTGGTCTGGCTCACCACCACCGGTTCCCGCGCGTTGTCCGCCGCCACAATGCGGCAGAAGAAGTTGCGGTGCTCGGTCCACTCATTGCCGTCTTTGTCGATGCGGCGCTTCTTCTCGTCGAGCGGCAGCGCCATGAACCGTTGCTCCGCTTCCGTGCCGGGGCGCTCCAGCTCAATCTCCCCCAGCCAGCCGCCGCCCTTGTCCCGCGGCGTCCACCAGCACAGCGAATGCGTCCGCTTGGCCACGCTCACATCCAACCGCTCATACAGCTTCCCGGTGAGCGTGTTCAGGATCATGCCCGGCGCCGCGTCCTTCACATACGCAGGGTTGCCCCGCTGGCACTGCGGGGAAAGCCCCTGCAGCAGCGCCAGGAACGGCATGGTGAAGGCCTGCGGGTCGAGCCCCTGGTAGTAGTCCCCGGCAACGTCATCAAACGCCATCACGGCGTTCTGCTGTTCTTTACTCATGATCGTCGGTCCTCTTGGCTGGTTTGATTATAGCCTTGGTCACTTCAAACACCCCAAACAATTCCCGTGGCACCTCCTGCTGATTGGCAAAGCGCTCCCGCACAAACGCCGCCAGCGTCTGCGGCGCCACGGCGGTCTTCTCCTCAATGCGCGCGTCCTCGCCCAGCAGCTGCCGGAGCTGGCGCAGAGTTTGATCCGCAATGGCGTCCTCACCCCGGCCAAAGACGGCGGAGACGGTGCGCTTGATCAACGCTTCCGCCTTGTGCTCCCGGAGCCAGGCGAACGCTTGTGCTTGCTGCGCTTTGGGGATGGAGCAGTGGTAGTCGGTTTTCACGCTGAGCTTGGCGCCGTCCGTGAGTACAAACTCCCGCATGCCCAACTCCCGCATCAATTCCGGGAGGGACTGCTGCTCAATCAGCGTGGCCGCCTTCACTGCCTCCTCCAGCGCAGCTTCACGTTGGGCCACGGTGGCTTGCGCCGCCCGCAGCGCCCGCACCAAGTCCGCCACTTGCCCAAGCTTGTCTTGCGCAAGGGATTCCGCAGCATCACTGAAATCAAGCGTCATCTTCGTTTTCTCCGTTGACCAAACAGGCCGCTCCTGTAAGCGTGCAGCTCCTCCGTGAGCCGCAGCAGCTCCAAATTATACACCCGCTGTTGCGCCATCACCGTGTCCCGGTTCAGCTCCGCCGCAAAGCGCAACGCCTCATTGTCCCGCAGCAGCGCTTCGACTTCCTCGATGCGCACCCAATTGCCCCGCTCCATGGGGTGCATGCCGGTGTCCGTGCACCCGTACCGGGTCACTTGCATGGCTTGAACTCAAATTCCGCGTTGCACCCCTCCGCATCACAGCGCCAAACGCCGGGCGCCGCCGGATGGCGCGAAAGCGCTTCGTGCTTGCAAGGCGGGTTCCCCGCCAGCTGCTCCGCCGCCAGCGCTAACATGCGTGTGAGCTCCAGCGCTTGCTGCAGTGTCACGGAGACATGCAGCACGTGCTCATCGCCGAGCAAGTTTGTGGCCAGCACCAAATGCACCGCGCGCGCATAAGTGGCTGCGGCTGCCTTGACCAAGGGACGTGCTTTCTCACTCATGAGTCTTTTGCTCCAGGGTACTTGGTGGGCACCACGAACGTTGGCGTCAAGGGAAAATTCAAATATGAAGCGCGCGGCTCGGTTTGGTTCCAGAGGTTGATGATTGCAGCAGGATCCTGAATGCCCCGCCCCACCCGACATTCGTAAATGAAGCGCTCTGGCACCAACTGCCGCAGCATGACCTCCTCCTGTCCGCGTGCGCGCTCCTTGGCCTCGCGCTCAGCAGTGAGCAGAGCGTCCGCCAGCGCGTTCAGTTCCTGTTTGCGCTCTTGCCACACGGCCTGTTTGGCGTCGAGCGCTTTTTGCCGCGCCTCCATGCGGTCCGCAATTTCGTCCACAGTCAAAACGCGCGTGGTGGGGGCAACGGTCTGAATCTGCTGCTGCTTGAGCCAGCCCTCCAGTGCCACTTGGTCCGGCATGCCGATGTCCACCGCGGCGGGCACTTCCTCCGCCACGGCGCCCGTATGAATGCGCTGCGCGGCCGCGTCCAACGCCAGCTTGTCCGTCTGCAGGCACTGCTGATATGCCAGGCCCAACAGCTCTAACGCCATGTGGTCCAGCCCGCGGCAAGCACGGCCGTCCTCCTGCCAATCATAACACTGCGGACACCCGGGCCGGCCGCAGAAATCAAGAGGACGCGGGACGCGTTCAACCCACATTCGGCACCTCAAACACATGCAACACATACGCTCCATTTTGCAGCAGCAAAGTGCCCAGATGCTTACCGACGGGCTCCTGCTGGTACTCACCCGTGGCGTACACCAGCAAAGTGCGCTCCACCCATTCAGGGGCATACATCACATCAACCAGCGTCCACAGCTGCAGATTATAGTCATCCTGCACACCCACGGCCAGAATTTCTGCGCCCTTTGGCAACAGCAACGATTGCCTACCGGAGCGGGGTTGGAGCGAATATTTGTGCACCACTTTCATGCTGTCACTTCCCGGCTTGCAGGAACGGAATGGGCGCCCCGGCGTAGACGGCCGCGGGCAACTGCCCGTTCCAACGGTCCGCTTTGGTCTGGTCGACTTGGATCCGGCGCAGCTCGAGCACCTGCCCGCCGCGGGCGAGGGCGGCCTGCTGCACGTCGATGGCGTGCGCCTGTGCGTCGGCATTCAACTTGGTCTGCTCGGCTTCCGCTTTGGCGGCGGCGACCGTGGCGTAGGCGGCGCCGTCCGCTTGCGCGCGCACCGCGCTGGCCTCCGCTTCCGCAATAGCGACCTTCTGCCGCTGTTCGGATTCGACGGTCTTCAGCTTGTTGTCGGCGGCGAGCTTCAATTGTTCCTGCACGGTTTTCTGATTGGTGGCGGCCCAGTACTGTGGGGTGAATTCAAAGTTGCGCATGTCAATGCTGATCACGTGCGCGCCATACACAGCGAGCTTGGTGCTGAGGGCGGAGTTGATCTCCGCGGAAACCAGCGCCCGCCGCGTCAACAGCTCGGGCGCATCGTGCCGGGAGGTGATGGCTTTGAACACTTCCTGTGTGGCGGTGTTCACGTAGGAGGAGAGGTCCCCGTTGTGGGAGTACTTTTCGTACACCTCCGCCACCTTGTCGGTCTCGATGGAGTAGCGGACGGTGAGGGAAACCGTCACGGGCTGAATGTCGCTGGTGGCGCCGCTGGCGTTGTCAATGGTGGCGGTCTCGCTGCGAATGGAGAACAACGCCAACCGCTGCCACGGCCACAACAGCGCCATGCCTTCCGGGGCGATGCCGATGATGCGGCCGAACTGCGTGATCACGCCGCGCGAGCCGGTAGGCACGGAATTGAACGGCCAGCAAATCAGCAGCAGCACAAACAGCACGAATGCAATGGCCAGGTCCCGCAGCGCTGGGCCCAGCAACAACTCATTGTCTGCCGACACGTAACGCTTCATCATGAGAGTCATCTCCACTTGATTCTGCGCCGCAGCGCGGTTAAGGCTCGTTTGATCAGGGGGCGGGGCGCTGGCGCTGGCGCTGGCGCCAATACCACAGGGCGCACCGCGGTGAACCGCACACAGCTCATTGGCGGGCTGCCCAACAGCAACTGTTCCTGCGTCTTCAACATCGCCTCCACAGAGAGCCACGGCACCCAAGCGCCCGCATCATCCGGCTCCGCGCGCACATACCACTGATTGTTGACACCGAGCGCCGGCTCCAAGCGGTAACGGGGGACCTTCCCATGCATCATACAAAAAGGGCGCTCACCCACAACGGGAAGCCGGCCAGATCGAGCGGCGCAGAAAACCAAACTGGTGAACCCGGATTTTGCTCCTGTGACAGAGCCCAACCTTGCTGCCATGCGTCTTGCGGCCTTGCGGGGTTTGAACCTTGCTGCCGTGAACCTTGCCGCCGTGAACCTTGAGTCGAGGTCGCGATTGCGGGATTCGAACCCGCATGCCTTTTGGGCGCCACCCTTGCGGGGGCTGTGTTTACCGTTACACCAAATCGCGTGCACTTTGCCACAAGTGTTAGCGCGTGTTCTCGCACACACGCCAGAAGCGTTCTGCTGATTTCGATTTGCTCTGCTGTGTTGAGCACAAAACAATCACCCGTCAGAGGACTCAATCAACTCCGTCACCGCGTTGGTCACTTCCAACGCCGCATCAATCACCGAACTCTCCGTGCGGAACTCCTCGACTTTGCGGTCCCGCATCTCGATGTCGAAGTAGCGCACAATGCTGATCTGCACCGGCTGGCTGTTGGCCTGGAGCTGCACCTGGCCTTCCTTCAGCCCGCGGTCCCCCAGCCCGCTCCACATGGCGTGCTCGAGCTTGCTGAGATCGCGGCGGCGGTGGATCCAGCCGGCTATGGAATGCGTCACGGGCCGGCCGGCCAGCTCAATCGTCACCGGCGTGGCGAGGTTGGTGCGCTGGATGGCGAGCCGCAGCCGCTGCACCTCTTTAAGGGTGTCGTGATGGGCCTGCAGCCACTCCCCAATCTTGCCGCGCTGGTCCGGGTATTTGGGCGTGTCTGTGCTGGGGGCGGCACAATGCTCCGCCACCTTCTTGCGCAAGTCCTCCGCCTTGCTGAGGAGATCCTTCAACGCCTTCATCGCTTGAATCAACTTCATGATTGTGTTCCCCGTCGTCGTGCCAGTTCTGTGTCCGCCATGGCAGTGCAGTCCTTGTTGCCATAGGCCCGCAGCACCTCAATCTCCTCCGCGCGGCGCGCAAGCTCGGCGTCCGCGGCTCGGATCCACTCCATCGCAACCGGCGCCCAATTGGCGAGCGTACCGGCGCTCTCGGCGTGCACCCGCAGCTGTTCCAATCCAGCAGCATTGACAGAGATTTTGATTTTTGTCACAACTCCGCCTCCTGCGCGGCCAGCCAGTCCCGCAGCGCAGTGGCCGAGCCCTTGAACAAGTCTGCCAGGGTGCGCTTTTCCTGCACCTGCCGCAGCGCCAACTCATCCACCGTGCCGGGGACGGTGAGGTCGTGATAGGTGACGGGGCGCGTTTGGCCGTGACGGTGCACCCGGTCCTCGGACTGAATGCGCTGCTCCAGCGAAAAGTTGTTGCTGAAATACACCACATGCGTCGCGCAGGTGAGGTTGAACCCGCGGCCGCCCACGGCGGTGGTCCCGGTGAGCACTCGGCACTCCGGCTCCTGCATGAAGCGGTTGAGCGTCTCCGCGCGCACCCGCGGCGGCACCCCGCCGTGAATCCGCACCGCATTCCGCACCGCACGCGCCACCGCATCCACTTCATGCCGAAACCGCGCCCACACAATCACCTTTTCCTCCGGGGGAATTTCCTGCAGCAACGCGAGCAGTGAGTCAATTTTCGCGTTGGTGGGGCCGAAGGGCTGCGGCTCCGTGGCACCGTCCGGCATGACGAAGCCACCGGTGATTTGTGCCAGGCGCAGCATCTTTGTGAACGCAAAGCGCATCGTGAGCCGCTGCTGATCCTCCATCTCCACGATGGCCTGGCGCAGCGCCGCCCGATACAGCACCCGGGTCTCCGCGCTGAGCTCCACGTAGCGCACGCAGTAGGTCTTGGGCGGCAGATCCAGGCAGTCCTGCTTGCGCACCAGGTACGCGTGCTGATCAATCAGCGCCTTCAGCTCGTCGAGGTGCTGCCAGCGGGCAATGGCCTCCCACTTTTGCTCCCCGCCGCCCGGGAGCCGCCGCACCCGCTGATACCACACAGCGAAGTGCGCCTTGAACACGGCGTAATTGTCAAACCCGAGCAGCGCCTTGTCCAGCGCGCGCAGCTGCGCGTAAGCGTCCAGCGGGCTCTCGGCGATGTGCGTGCCGGTGGCCAAGCGTCTGTACGTCGCTTGCCGCCCGAGCCGTGCCAGATTCTGCGAGCGCTTGGCGCTGGGAGTCTTGAGCGTCTGGCTCTCGTCGTGCACCAGATACACCCTGAAGTGCCGCAGAATGTCCTTCAGGTGCCGCTCGGCTTCGGACTGGGTGTGGCTGAATGCCTCACAGTTGAACGCTGCAATGCGCGGCACACGCGTCGTGAACGGCATCAGCAACGCCGCGAACGCCTCACGGCGCTTGCGTGTGGCGGCGGCGCTCCACAGGAACAGCCGGCTCTGCGGCCACCCGAAGTGCTTCGGCAGTTCCACCTCCAGCCACGCGCGGTGCACCCCGTTCGGCGCCACCACCACCAGCACATCCACCCGATCCTCACAAAACAACCGTTCAAACTCCGCGAACACCGTCCAAGTCTTGCCTGTGCCGGGCTCCATGAAATACGCAAAGTTCACCCGCACCCCGCCGAGCGAGGGGGCGGTGGGGTGGGGGGTGGCGGCGGCGAGCAATGCAGCGGTCTGCTGCTGGAGTGGTGCGGTCAGCATGAAGTCCCCCGGACGTGAGAGCAATTGTCGCGCGCAAAGTGGCGAATGAAAAGGCGTAGCACGAAAATATTTTTGATGAAAGTGTGTATGAAAATGTTTTCGCGATTTTTTCCGGCACGGGTCCGAGGCAAACTTCCCGTTCCAAACGGGGGAACCATGAGGCCAGCACAAGCGTTTTGTGACGCACTGTTTGCGGGCGCAGCACGCGGCACCGCCACCGTGCTCACCGCGTTCCTGTGTGACCCGTACAAAGCCGGCCGCACCCAATGGCGCGGCATCGCATGGGCCCCCGGCAAACGCGTACCCGATTGGTTCGACAAGGCCAATGCGTACGTGACGGTGAGCACGTTCCAGCAGCACGTGGCCACCGGAGACGTGCGCCGCCGCAAGGCAGACTGGGTGGCGATGCACGCCGTCATGATTGACGACATCGGCACCAAGGTCCAGCGCGACAAGCTCCTGCTCCCGCCCACCGCGCTGATAGAAACCTCCCCGGAGAACTTCCAAGCGTACTTGTTCCTACGGCGCGAGGACGCCGCCCGGCGGGACCTGAGCACCTGCGCCCGGCTGGTGGACCGCATGATCAAGGCAGGGCTCACCGCCGACGCCAAGGACCCCGGCATGAAAGGCGTCACGCGCTACGGCCGGTTGCCCTGCGGCATCAACAACAAGCAGAAATACATCGACCAGCTCGGCGGCCAGCCGCACTGGGTGCGGATGACGGAGTGGGCGCCGGAGCGCGCGTATTCCGTGGCAGAGATCGCCACCGCATACGGCTTGGACATGACCCCGGACGCACCCCGCATGCCGGAACTGCCCGACGCCGAACTCACAGAGGGGCAGGTGAGCGTGGCGGTGGCGCGGTTTGAGCAGTTGGTGCGGACGTTTGCCCGCGTGGGCTGGTACTACCAACTCAACTCCGCCGGCTGGCATGAGGTGGAGTGCCCCTGGGTGGAGCATCACACGGGGCGCGCCACTTCCGGCACGGCGCTGATCCCGCCCAGCGCGGAGAACCGCTGGATGGGTGGGTTCAAGTGTCACCACGGGCACTGCGAACAGAAGACGATGAAAGACGTTTGGGCATTGGTGGAAGCAACAGTGGACAAGTGCTGCGCGCCTTGGCCTTGGAACGAATCATGACAACCGACCACGTCACCCCAGAACAATTCGCCGCCACAATGCGTGCATTGGCCAGCGCCGAGCGACTGGAACCGGACGAAGAGCGGCGCGAGAAATTGGCCTCACTCAACTCGCGCTACGCGGTGATCAATTGGCACGGACGCACGCTCGTGGTGAGCCGGCCCATTGACCCCATCACCGGTCGCCGCACTCTTCAGCTGAGCTCGCTCGGGGACTTCAAGTCCTGGATGATCAACCGGGGGCGTGTGGGGCGCCAGCCCATGGCGGAATGGTGGCTGGAGCACGAGCAACGGGCGCAATACGAAGGAGTGGTGTTCATGCCGCCGGGGGCCGGGGAAGCGCCGGGGTATCTGAACTTGTGGCAGGGGTGGGCTTGCGAGCCGCGGGCAGGGGATTGCTCGGCGTGGTTGGAGTTGGTGCGGGAGGTGATCTGCTCGGGAGATGAGCAGCTGTATCGGTACGTTGTGGGGTGGTGCGCGGATGCGGTACAGAACATTTGCGAGCGCCCGGGCATCACGCTCGTGCTCCTCGGCAAGCAAGGCACCGGCAAGGGCACATTTGCCCGCGAGTTCGGTGCGCTGTACGGGGATCACTTCCTCCACTTGCGCAATTCGCGACTGCTCACCGGGAACTTCAATGCGCATCTGACCAACGCGCTGATGGTGTTTGCGGATGAGGCGATTTATCCCGGGGACAAACAGTCTGAGGGCGCGTTGAAGGGCATGATCACCGAGCCCACCATCCCCATCGAGTTCAAAGGCAAGGACGTCGTCACCGTCAAGAACCACATCCGCGTGATCATGGCCAGCAACCACGAATGGGTGGTACCGGCGGCGCTGGACGATCGGCGCTTTTGCATCATCGAGGTCGACAACAAACACCAGCGCGACGAGTTGTACTTCGAGCGGGTGCGGGCGCAGATGGCCAATGGGGGGCGGGAGGCGCTGTTGGAGTATTTGATGAAGTTTGATCTGAGCGGATTACGGCTGCGCGAGATCCCAGACACCGTGGCGCGCCACGTGCAACAGCTGCACTCCATGGACCCGGTGCAAGCGTTCTGGTTTGACCTGTTGAAGACGCACCCCCAGCTCTGGGGCCAGATGGTGAAAATTGATACGCTGTTTGAACAATACCTGAAAAGCGCCGGCAAATTCCCGCTCCATCGCGTAGCGTTCGGGGTGCGCGCACACACCCTATTCCCCACACTCCGTCACGTGCGGCCGCGCAGCATGAATCGCGAAGCCTACTACTGCCTGCCCGAGCTGCCCGAGGCGCGTCAGCAGTTTGCTGCGTCTGTGGGGCGCACCTTCGACTGGGAAGCGGAAACCGCTCCCGAGACTGACGACACCCCACAAATGTGACCAGCGGTCGTCTGGGCCGGCCCCGGTCGTCTGGGTCGGGCAGCTTTGTCTTGGCTGTATGGGTCCAGGTCGAGTCGGTCGGAAGTCGGTCGGGCAAATGCTGGGAAATACAGCATCGACCGATACGACCTCCTCGACCTTAAGAGAGAGTTACGTTCTATAAGATCCTGGCGGCCGTCGAGTCGCGATGACTATAGCACCGAATTCCATCCCCCGCGCGATTTTGGGGTGCAGAAGGTCGGCCGAGTCGGTCGGGGGGAGGCGACCCACTCCGACCCAGACGACCCAGATGGGATTGCGAGATGAGCGACCAGTTGATTTATTGCCCGCCGATTGCCAAGCTTCTGCCCCGGCTGTTTCAAACGGGGGCGCAGACGGAGCAGTGTATGCGTCGGTAGCAGTTCGCGCGTTGAGTGCTGGCCGGCCGGTGCCGGGTGGGTTGTCGCCGGTGTTGATCCCGGTGGACCGCATTCTCCAACGGTGGGCCGTCAGCATTGGGAGCGGCTTGCCCACGGACGTGTGGGATGATTCGCGGGTGGCGCGTCCGCCGCCGCTCGACGACGACTCCGCCATCATTCTCGACCGCATCGTGCTGCACGCACCCCGGCGTGAACGCCGAGTGATTGTGCTGTGGTATCGCACCCCGGCCCCAACCGCCGTGATTGCTAAGCGTTTGAATCTCGGCAAAACTTCCCTCAAGTTGGAACTTCATGCGGCACAATTCTATGTCCGCGCCCACATCATCGCCTGTGGCTCTGGTCAGTTGCGGCGTATGCTGCTGCTCGAGAGGGATTGATTTTTGTCGGCCATAATGCCAGGATTCTGGCGCAGACTGGTCTTGCGTTCCCTTGCAAGAGTCTCTCCCCGAATCTCCACCTCACTCATCTTCTTATGCAACGGCTGACGCCTGAGCAGCGCCGTTCGCGTGCCGTGCGGCTCAATCGCCGGCACCAGGACATGGTGCGCGAGAAAATTCGAGCCTCCACCATCGTGCGCCGCATTCAGGCCTTCGTGCTGGACGAAGAGCTATTGCAGCCGGACGGTCACGGCGGCAGCAAGCGCATGAAAGTGGAGTTCACAGACACGCAGCTGCGTGCAGCCGCGATGCTGTTGGACAAGTGCCTGCCGGACCTGGCACGCGTGGACGTGACGGGTGGGGAGGACTTTGGCTCCAAGGCGGCGGAATTCTCCGCGCTGCAGACTGCGGCCATCCTGCGCACCGCGCTGTCACAGACGGATGCTGCGTTGGAGTACGAGCGGCTGATGCTGGGAACCACCGAAGACGCACCGCTTCAACTTCCTGCCCCGGAGAATTCGCAATGAAACGCTTTTATGCTCTTGTCCTTGCGGCAGTGTTTGCGCTCGCTGCGCTGGGGGCTTATGCCCAGGCGCCAACGTGTCCCGCGGGAGTGAAAGGCGCCCCGCTCACCGCCACCATCGCTTTCACCGCTCCCACGCTGAACACTGACGGCACGCCCATCGCGACGCCACTCAGTTACCAGGTGTTCACGGGCACCGCTGCTGGGGCTGAAACGCTGCTCTCCACTGTCACCACTTCTCCGGTCACTGTCACTGCGGGGCTGAAGGCCAACAGTACGCTGTTTGTGTACGTTGTGACCAAAGACGCCAACGGTGTTTTGAGCGCACCTTCAAATGAGGTGTGTAAGAACTTTGCCGGCTCGGTGCCCGGTGCCGTGGTGATCACCATCACGTGAGGTGAATGCTGCTGCGAGGGCGGACGCACCACAGACCAAGGTGCTGCTGCCCTTTGAGTACTCGTGGAAGGACCCTGACAGCCGCCGCGTGTTCCAGTGGCGTGCGGAGAAGCTCGCCAGCTTGCGCAAGCATCCGCGCGACTTCATGTGGCTGCGCGACTGGTACAAGGACCACCCCGCACAGTTCATCACGGACTGGGGCTGCACCTACGACCCGCGCAACATCGAGCGCGGGCTGCCCGCCATGGTGCCGTTCATCCTGTTCCCCAAGCAGGTTGCCTGGATCGATTGGGCACTCGACCGTTGGCGTGCGTCTGAGCCGGGGCTGACGGAAAAGAGTCGCGATTGCGGGGTGAGCTGGCTGGCGATGGCGCTGTCCGTGCATCTGTGCTTGTATTACCCTGGCATTGCCATTGGGTTCGGGTCGCAGAAAAAGGACAAGGTTGACCGCAGCAACGACCCGGACGCGCTGTTCTTCAAGGGGCGGTACTTCCTGAGTCACTTGCCGCAGGAGCTGCGGGGTGGGTGGGAAGTCGACAAGCACTCCGCGGAAATGCGACTGTGGTTCCCGCGCATGAGCAGCAGCATTGCGGGTGAAGCCGGCGACCACATTGGCCGCGGCGGCCGCAAGAGCATCTATTTCCTGGACGAAGCGGCGCACCTGGAGCACCCGTACACGGTGGAGTCGAGCTTGCTCTCGGCCACCAACTGCCGCCTTGATCTGTCCTCGGTGGCGGGCATGGCGAACCCGTTTGCGCAGAAGCGCCACCTGGGCAAAGTGAAGTTCTTCACCTTCTCATGGCGGGATGACCCGCGCAAGGACCAGGAATGGTACGAGAAGCTGAAGGGCAGCAGCATGCAGGTGGCGTTCAACCAGGACGTCGAGATTGATTACCTGGCGAGCACCGAGGGCCAGCTGATCAAGGGCGCCTGGGTGCAGGCGGCGGTGGGCGCACTGGAGAAGCTCGGCATTCAGCCCACCGGCATCCAGCGCGGCGCATTGGATCCAGCCGACGAGGGCTCAGCGACCAATGCGTTCGCGGCGCGGCACGGGGTGCTGTTGACGGCGTTGTATGAGTGGCGTGGGCGCGGATCAGATCTGTTTGAGACGGTGCAGAAGACGTTCACCATCTGTGACGAGCAGGCCCTCGACACGTTTGTGTATGACGCGGATGGGATTGGCGCCGGGGTGCGCGGAGATGCGCGCGTGATCAACGAGCAGCGCAAGGAGCGCGGCGACCGCTGGATCAACGACGAGCCGTTCCATGGATCGGGCGCCGTGGACATGCCGGAAGCGGAGCAGGTGCCGGAGAAAAAGAACAAGAACTTCTTCGCCAACCTCAAAGCACAGAGCTGGTGGGCGGTGCGGGCACGGTTCGAGATGACGTATCGCGCGATTGTGAAAGGGGACAAGGTGGATCTGGACGAGATCCTTTGTCTGCCCGCACACCTCATCGACCCGTACAGCAACGAGGATCTGCTGCCGCGGCTGCTGATGGAACTGGTGCAGCCCCGATACAAGCTCAACGCCACCGGCAAGGTTGTGATTGACAAAGCGCCCGACGGCATGGCTTCACCCAACTTGGCGGATGCGTTGATGATGGCGTTTAACCCGACTTTGGCCCTCACCGAGGTGTGGGGGCGGCTGTGATTGGACCGTTGTTGATAGTGCACTTATGCAGCGGCTCAGATTTGGAAGGCGATCTTTTTCTCTCCGCAATGCGGGCAGCAGGCTACCGGTTGGCGCGGCGCGCACCCCGTACCCTGACCGGCACGCAGTACTTCTACTTCCATCGACCACGGGGGCTCAAATCATGAACAAAGACCGTGTTGATCCAGTTCGGCACGCTTGGGCGCAGGTGAATCCAAAGGCGCCCTTCCCAGCCGTGTTGGCCCGGGGGTGGTGGTGCCCGGGCGTAGGCCAGGTGCTGTGATGGCGGGGGCTCCGTTGATCGAGATCCCGGGCAATGGCGCGCCGCCGCGCGCGGTGGACGGATCGCAGCTGGACCCCAGCAACTTGCATGATTGGCTGGCGCTCCCCATTCAGCACTTCATGGACAAGCACCCCGAGCAGACCCGCGAGGAGATCCTGGACAACATGGCCGAGGTGCTGGCGGAGTTGATCGGGAGCAGCACGCCGTCTTGGCTGGACGCGCGCCGCCTGCTCAAGCGCACCGTGGACTGCCTCACCGAGCAGACACAGCGCAAGTTTAAGGCGTTCGAGCGGCTGCGGCATCAAACGCCAGAATGACCATGAAGGCGCCCGCTCTCGCCCGGCCCAAGTCCGCTGGGCCCAAGCCACGCGTACGCGCCACCAAGGACGGCAGTTTCTACGTCACAGATTCGTTTGAGAACCTGCTCAACCGCACCGGCGTGGGCGCAGGGAACATTGGCCAGGCCGGCAACTACGGCTTCAACCCCGTCTCCCGCAATCGGCTGCGGCTGGAGTGGGCGTACCGTGGATCCTGGCTGGTGGGGATGATTGTGGATTGCGTCGCGGAGGACATGACGCGCGAGGGGGTGGAGCTGGTTTGTGATGCGGCACCGGATGAGCTGCAGCAATTTGATCAGGAGCAGATTCAGCGCTACCAGGTGTGGACCGCGCTCTGCCAAACCATCAAGCTCGCCCGGCTCTACGGCGGCGCCGTGGGCTACATCATGATCGACGGCCAGCAGCCCGAAACGCCGCTCGACCCCACCACCGTTGGCAAGGATGCGTTCCGCGGCATCTTTCCGCTGGACCGCTGGATGCTGTTCCCGCAGATCAACCCCGACAACCTTGTGATGGAGATGGGCCCGGAGCTGGGCATGCCGGCCACGTACGAGGTGCGGCCGGATTATGGCACGGGGCTGCCGATGATGAAGCTGCATCACACGCGGCTCATTCGGTTGGACGGGGTGTGGCTGCCGTATTGGCAGCGCATCGCCGAGAACCTGTGGGGCCAGTCTGTGGTGGAGCGGCTGTGGGATCGGTTGATTGCGTTTGATTCCGGCACCAGTGGAGCGAGCCAGCTGCTGTATCAGGCGCGGCTCCGTACCTACCAGATCAAGGACCTGCGCAAGCTCGTGGCGGCGGGTGGGCCGGCGTTTGATGGGGTGGTGAAGCAGCTGGACCTGATCCGCAAGTACCAGAGCAATGAAGGGATGACGATTCTGGATGCGGATGACAAGTTCGAGACGCACAACTATGGCTTTGAGGGCATTGATGACGTGCTGCTGCAACTGGGCCAGCAGCTCAGTGGTGCGTCACAGATTCCACTCGTGCGGTTGTTCGGGCAAAGTCCCGCCGGGCTGAACGCCACGGGGGAGAGCGATCTCCGCACCTACTACGACAACATCAAGCGGCAGCAAAATGCCACGTTGCTCGCGGGGGTGCGGAAAGTGTATCATGTGGCCTGGCGCTCGCAGAATGGCAAGGACCCGCCCAAAGGGTGGAGCTTGCAGTTCCGCCCGCTGTGGCAGATGGACGACGAGCAGCGCGCGGCTGTCGCGGACCAAACCACCACCGCCATCATGGCGCCGTTCACCGCGGGGGTCACCGCCCGCAGCACCACGCTCAAGGAGCTGAAGCAGTCCGGCAAAGTGACCGGCATGTGGACCAACATCACGGACGAGATGATCAACGAGGCTGTGGCGGATGACGATGAAAAGCCCCCAGACCCAACAGAGCTTGGACTCACCGGCGAGGAAGCAGCGCCCGGCGCCGCCAAGAAGCCAAACGGCCAGGCCAAGAACGGCGCAGGCGGAGCGCCAGTACGCAAGACAGCTGACGCAGCTGGCGCGGAATGTGGGGAGCCTCATTGAGCAATTCGGCAAGGACGCGCCCGGGCTGCTGCGGCGCTACGCGGAGGCGTTGCGTCCTTGGGCGGAGCGGGTGGCACGGAGGATGCTGAGTGAGGTGGCGGCACGTGACCTTGACGCTTGGCAGGCAGTGGCTGCAGAGCTCAGTGGCCAGCTGCGCGCGGATCTACGCACTGCTGCCATCGGTGGGCGTGTGCGGGAGCTGCTTGCCGAACAGGTTGATCTCATCACCTCCATCCCCACGGAAGCTGCCGAGCGTGTTCATAAAGCCGCCACCGCAGCATTGTCCTCCGGGGCGCGTGCAGCGGAGTTGGCTGAAGCCATCCAGACCAGCACGCAGGTCACGCGCTCGCGCGCGCTGTTGATTGCCCGCACGGAAACCAGCCGGGCGAGCACAGTGGTGATGCAGGCACGGGCGGAAGCCATTGGCTCCACCCACTACATCTGGCGCACCGCACGGGACCAGGATGTGCGCCCCGGGCACGCCGCCATGGAGGGCAAGACTTGCGCGTGGGCCAGTCCGCCGGCCGTGCGGGAAGGCTCACGCATTATGCACTTTCACCCCGGTGAGATTTGGAATTGCCGGTGTTACCCTGAACCAATCATTGCTGACCCGTATGCACCGGTGGTGCAAGGTCGGCGCAGAGGAGCATGACAATGCGACGTGGTCAGCAAGAAGCGGCTCAGAACGAGTTCCAAGGCGTGGTGCAGCACAAGGCGCTCCCCGGCTCGCAAGGCGCCGCCATCGTCCCGGATGTGGATGCGGCCGAGGCGCAGGTGTTTGTGCTGGGGGCTGCGGCCACAGTGGGCGTGCCGCTGGTGGACGGGGCCGCGGTTTCCGCCAACAACGTGCCCATCGGCACGAAGCTCTTCCTGGTGTTTGTGCAGGATGTCACAGCGGGCCGTGCGCTCAGCTGGAACGCCATCTTCCGTGGCGCCCCGGCCACCACGGGCGGCGCCGCCACCAACGGCCAGCGCATGGGCTGCGAGTTCCGCTATGACGGCGCCTCCTGGCAGTTTGTCGGCGGTGCCTCTACGTTTGCCTGAGAGAGGAGCGGACACAGATGCTGGACACTCCAATGCTGCGCCGCGTACGGCGCTGGGGCATTGTTGCGCTGTTGGCCATTGCTGCTGCGGTGCTGCTTCAATCGCCCATCGCCACCGCTCAGCAGACCCCACCCGGGGGCGCCATCTCGCTGCTTGCCGCTGGCACCGTTACCGGCCCCGCGGTGGCCTGGCCCGGAGGCACAGGTGTGTTCGCCGCGGTCGGCACGTTTGGCGGCAGCACCGTCACGCTCCAATTCCTGGGTCCGGATGGGGTGACCTGGGTGGCTGTGGGTACGGCAACCACGTTGACCGCTGCCGGCGTGGGCACGTTCTCGTTGCCCGCGGGCAAGGTGCGCGGGGCCATCAGCGGCGGCGCTGGGCCCTCCATCACTGCCAGCGTTTACCAGGTGCTTACCCTTCTGCAGTGAGAGCCGGCCCATGCTCACAGGGGAAGGATTCCGTGTGGCTTGTGAGCATTGGAAGGACCTCGCTCACCAAGGCGTGCTGGTCCATATTTGGTACGCGCGGCACCCACCTTTCAGCTTTGGCTGGCAGCTGATCATCGAGAACGCCAAAACCGGTGAGCGGCACCGTTGTGTGTGGGGCAAGAGCATTGCTCATTGCATGGAAACGGCTGAGCGTGAAGCACGTGCACGGGGGTGGTTGTGAGATTGTTTCGTCGCAGAAAAGTCGCACTCGCTGTGGAGGCCATTGCGGGTGTGCCCGCGGCGCCGGAGGTGTTGAGCTTGATCGAGCCGGCCGCTGCAGTGCGGCCGCTGGAGCAGCACGCCAAAGGCGGCATCGGAATGGTGGGCTATGCGCCCATTGTGCGAGTTTCGAAGAATCGTGTACGCTGTGAGGGGTGCAAGGAGCTGGTGTTTGCGGGGGTGCGGCATATCTGCATCTGGAACGCACAACACCACATTGACACCCTCACCGCAGCGGAACGCGACAAGTTGATAGCCGATCTGAAGGCGCTGGGCGTCTCAGACGAGCCACAAAAAGCATCTGTTCCTTCCGGGAGTAATAGCCATGTCAACAAACGACCCAATCGGGGCCGCAGTCAGCGGCGCCGTGCAGGCAAGCCGCACCCATTGTGAGGTGTGCGGGGAGCCCGTTTACGCATTCGTGTTCCACAAGTGTCCCGGCCCTCCGCTGGCCACAGCGGACTCGGGGGTGTTTTCCGAGCCACCCGTTTTGACCATCAAGGAAGGTCGCACGCACTGCGAGGCGTGTGGCGCCGCGCTGGCGCCGGACGTGATGCACAAGTGCGCCGGCAATGAGGAATATAAGCCGCTCGCTGCTGCGGGGATGAGCATTCCGGAGTACGTACGGCAGAACCCTGCCTACGGTGCCGAGACGGTGCTTGAGGTTCACAAGGACGTGGTCAGCGAGCAGGCCAAATATGAGGAGATGTGGCAGCACCCGGAGTATCGCCAGGTCATTCCGGGTGAGCACTGCGCGCAGAAATTCCTGAAGTTCGCGAACCCGCCCAACAATGCAGAGGTGATTGACTTTGGGTGCGGGACTGGGGGCGGCGGCGCGGCCATCTCGCTGATGGCGACATTTGCCGGTAAACTGGTCAAGGTGCATTTGCTGGACTTTGCCCGCAACTGCCTGGACCCAGAAGTGCGCGAGGCGCTCACCACGCAATCTCACGCGCTGCGGTTTGATCAGCACGACTTGACGGTGCCGCTGCCGGGTGAGTGGAGCGCGCCATACGGGTTCTGCACGGATGTCATGGAGCACATCCCGCCGCAGGACGTGGATCGCGTGCTCATCAATATCCTGCAGGCCGCGCAGCACGTCTTCTTCCAGATCAGCTGTGTGGAGGATGCTTGTGGGGTGCTGATTGGGCACAAGCTGCATCTCTCGGTGCACCCGCCCGCCTGGTGGAAGGCGAAGCTGGTGGCGCTGGGGTGCCAGATCCACAACTGGGAAGAGGCGCCGGATGGGTCGGCGCTGATTGCATACGTCACCGCCTGGAGCACCGGGCAGGACCTGGTGGACTCCGGGGAACTCAACACCGAGCAGGACCAGATCCGTGCCAACGTGCGGGCCAACATTCGGGCCGGATGGCAGCAGGTGCGCCCCTACGAGCCCAACGATGCGGAAGTGATGCTTGTTGGGGGTGGGCCTTCCCTGCTCTCGCAATTGCCGACCATCGTGCAGATGCGGCAGGCGGGCGCCAAGCTCGTCACGCTGAACGGCGCCTACAACTGGGCGCTGGAGCATGGGCTGAAAGTGAGCGCGCAGGTTGTGGTGGATGCCCGGCCGTTCAACGCTCGATTCACGCATCCGGTGCAGGAGGAGACGCTGTATCTGGTGGGGTCGCAATGCGATCCGCTCACGCTGGAAGGGCTGCCCAAGGAACGCACGTATCTCTGGCACACCACCGCGGAAATTGTGCGCGACATCCTGCAGGAGGAATGTCCGGACAAATGGTTCGGGGTGCCGGGGGGCTGCACCGTGCTGCTGCGGGCTATTCCGCTGTTGCGGATGCTGGGCTACAGAAAGTTCCACCTGTTCGGGTGTGACAGCTGCGTGAATGTGATTGATGCGCTCAACACCATCCGGCTGAATGCCCCGGTGGTGGAGCACCACGCCTACGCCCAGCCGGAGAATGAAGGCATGCCGCTGTTCCCGGTGACAGTGGGCGGGCGCGTGTTTCAGTGCCAGGCGTGGCAGATTGCGCAGGCACAGGAGTTTGTCTCGCTCATCAAGGTGATGGGCGATATGTTCGAGTTGGAGGTCCACGGGGGTGGGCTGCTGGAGTGGATCCTGCAGCACGGCGCCCAGATGGACCGGGATCGCGAAGAGGCGGAGGAGGCGCAGCAGCAATGAGCACTCGTGGGAGTCAGTTGCAACCCGCGCGGCGTTCCGCCCGTATTGCCATTGAAGGCGAATACGAAACCAAGGATTTTGCGCGCGCTCGCGACAAGCGCCGCAAAGCGAACAAAGCGGCCCGCGCCGCTCGTCGCAAGCAACGTAACTGACTTCTCACAGAGGTAATCAACATGGCAGCTGGTGCGTGGAAAATCTACACGCGCGCAAAGCGGTATCTTGGCGCCGGTTCCGGCACCATCACGCTGGGCGCGGGCGTCTTCAAGATGTCTCTTCACCGGACGTCGGCTTCGGCCAACATCCTGAAGGTCTCCAACGGTGGTATCTCGACGTTCGCGTCAGTGGGCTCCGAGATCTCTGCCACGGGTGGGTATGCGGCCGGGGGTCGCAATCTGCCGCCCGCCACAGGCAAGTGGACGGTGGGCGCCTCCACCAAGCAGATGAAGTTCACGTACACCACCGCGGGACTCGTGTTCACCGCGAATGGTGCCAACCTGAACAACATTCGGTATGCGCTGATCCGCAACTCCACCGGCGCTGGCGCGGGCAAGGTGCTGTGCTTCTGCACGCTGTCCACCGCCGCCTTCACCATCACCTCGCCCAACACGCTGACGATCTCGCCAGCGGCCACGGGCGTGTTCACGATGGCGTGAGGAAGGAAGCAGCGCAGGCGCCGGGCTGACATGGGCGGTAACGTTTCATTCAGCCCGGCGCTGCAAGCGCCCATCGTCCTCAGCAATCCCACGGGTGCGCTGACGGTCGAAGGCCAATTCCAAGCCGGGGGCGGCAATGCCCCGGTGCAACCCAACACGGGCGTGTTGACCCTGGCCCCGGCCCCGGTGCAGTTGGCGAGTGGGATGCGTGTGCCTGCTGCTGCGCTGGGGTTGGCGGGTGGGGGTGCCTCGGCAGTGCCGGGGCTGGTGACCCGGCCGGTGATGTCGGCGGGCGGGATCCTGCTGCCGGGCGGTGTGCCGGGCGTCGTGGCCACGCAGAGTGGCGGGCTCATCAACTGGCTCGGCACTCTTGGCACGATGTTCCATGTGGGTGGGGATGAAAACTTTCATTTCCAAGCTGGCACTGGCAATGCCCGCTGCGCAGACTTCATCAACAACTTCAACCTGGTCATCAACTCGGACGTTGGTAACCAGGTTGGCGCTGCCACGTGCGTGTTTGATCTGTCGCAGTGCGAGGGATCGACGCTGGGAGATTTCAGCCAGCTGTTGACGGACCTGGAAACGCTGGTCACGTATTTGAGTAAGCTGACGCCGCCGCGGCAGTTGTTTTGGAAGATCAATGTCACGGGCAATGTGGGCCATGCGGCCGTGCCCGGGTACATGCTCAATAACGCGACCTATGGGCGAGTTGGAGCTGGACCAGGGACCAGCACGGCGGCTTACCAAGGTGGGCTCGTCAATGGGCCTGCGCCGGTGGGCTTTCCCAACAACGGCAATGTGGCGACGGTGCGGTATGATGTTGCCGCCGTCACAGATCGCATGGCCGCGTGTCTGGCGAAAGTGTACCAGACTTTCGGCAATTCGATCTTTGGCTGCTGCCCGATTTATTCAGAGTTTGAGGGGATTCAGAGCCTGGTGTCGGAGATGTCCGATACCAACATCACCAACAATCTGGTCTCCGCCAGCGAGGGCGGCAACAACGCTCAGGGCGCGCTGGACAAGTTCCGCGCGGCGGCGCCAAGCTGGTTCATGGCTGTCAGCATTAGCTTCGTCAGCCAGGCCAACCTCGCGCGGATGTTTGCGGCGATGGACCGCAACAACATTGCGCTGATGATCTTTGACTTCACCAATGAGGTGGCCGTACGTACAGGTGGCTCTGCTGCGCACATCTGGTCAGCGGCCGCTTGGCGCGGGGGAAGTTACGGCTCGAGCGGCAATGGCGCGTTTGTGCCGGGCGGGACTACGGGGCTGTTTGACCGGCGGCAGCTCTCGGGCACCGGGCGCGTTTGTGTCGCGCATTACAGCGCCGATGAGCTGGGACAGCGGCCCCTTTCAGGCCAAACATTCTCCACCGCGGTGGTGCCGCCGGCGCATGAAGGGGACGGCACAATTCCCGCGATGTACACTCAGGAACAGCTGATGGAGTGTGCGTTGCGGGACGTGTATAAGAACGGCTTCACCGGGCCCAAGTGCAACTCCATGGCCACCTGGACGGGCCAGCCCGCTGACTATGCCGATTACGCCGCCAACCCCTGGTTGCCAGACAACCTGGTTGGGGCTTGGCAGCAGAACCGTCCCATTGTTGCGCCGGCTTACCCGAGGACTTATCCGCGATGAGCGCTGTGTGGACATTTGGCGGCGACAGCACCCCCGTCACCGGTACGGCGGCCAGTTGCACCCCCAACGTGCCCAGTGGTTTCGCGGCGGGTGGAGTGGCGGGGGACTTGCTGCTGAACTTCTTCACGGAAGGGTTTGGCTCGCACACGATGTCGGCAGTATCGCCCTGGGTGGATATCACGCCGCATGTGAATGTGACCTCCAGCCATTACATCTTCGCCAAGCTCGCGAGCGGGCCGAGCGACACGATGATGACGGGGACGTTCAGCGCTAGTACCAACTTCCGGTGTTACTCGGCATGGTTCAAGGGCCCTAGTCTTTCCATCACGGTGGATGTGAGCGGCGACCGCGCAGGCAACAGCACCACCAGCATCGCGGGCCAGGTGGGCAACCTCACCCCTGGCACCAACAATTGCCTGGGCATTGCGTGGCTCGCGAAGAACAAGACCTCGGCGTCTGATGCGACAACATTCTCAATGCCGTCCGGGGACCATTGGACGCTGCAGCTGCAGGATATCATGACGGGCGCCAACAGTGCGCTGCTCATGGCCTATCAGATCCAGACCACCGCCGCCACCATTGGCCCGGCAAGCGCCACCGGCACCGTGGCGGATGCCACCGCGCAGACGGGCAAGATGAATGTGGTGTTCCTGCAGGCGCCGGTTCCACCCGCCAACATTGCGCCGGGCTCGGGTGGCTTGAACATCAACAGCGACGTGCCATCCGTCGTGGGCGCCGGAGCGACGATTCTCACTCCACTCACCGCGCGGCAGGCGTGCTCCCGCTCCTGGCGGCGGCGCATGGACGGCATCATCGTCCCCGACGATCGGCTGGTGCTCGCACTCAAACAGGAGCGGTTCCGTGGCCAACACCACCATTAGCCCCGGCGCAGGCCAGGTCAAGATGTTGACGCAGGCGTTTGCGTTGACCTTGACAGGGGCGCTCTTGGGCGCTGGCGCAGCACCCGCGCTCGGGCTCGGCATTGCCCCGCAACCTGGGACTGTCGCGGTGAATGGGGTGGCGCCCGCGTTGACGGGCGGCAAGCTTGTGCCCGCGGTGGGTGCGCTCACGCTGGCCGGTGTTGGGCCGGTGTTGGGGCTGGGCATGCCGAGTGGCGGCGCGGGGCCCATTGCTCTGGCTGGGGTGGCTCCGGTTTCGGGGTCAGGTTCGGCGCCGGTGATTGGCGCGGGTGCGCTGCTGTTCGCGGCAGACCCTCCGCTGCTGGCGGTGAGCCCGGTGACGCCTAACGCGGGTGGAGTGCTGTTCAGCGGCAATGCGCCAACATTGTCGGTGCCAAACATCACGATGACGCCGGGCACAGGCGCGCTCACGCTCACGGGCGTGGCGCCTGCCCGCGGACTGAACATTGCGCCTCCGGCCGTGAATTTGAGCGTGAACGGGGCGCCTGTACAGCTCAACATGGCGCTGCAGTTGAATGCGGCGGTGACGCCGCTGATTCTGCACAGCGACGGGCCGGTGTTGAATTTGGGCATCTCCCCGGCCGCGCCCACGCTGATTGTGACCACGGTGGGCGTGCTGTCCTTCACGCTCTCCCCGAGCACAGGCAAAATCACGCTGGCCTCGGCGCCGCCCGTGGCGCAAGGCTCGCCCAAGTTCACGCCCAGCACGGGCGCCTTGACGCTGCACTCAGACCAGATTGCGCTCACGCTGAGCGTGCCAGCGCCGCCCACCGCGGCGTTGACGCTGGGCGGGCAGCACCCTGCGCTCACCCGCGAGTTCTTTGTGACGCCGCCTGCTGCCGCGCTGGCGCTCAATGGGGTTGTGCCGGCGTTCTCTGGCAATGTGATTGTTACGCCCACTGGTGTGGCAATCGCGTTGACGCCAGCACTGGCACCTCTTCTCAGCGTCAATTTGCGTGGTGCTGTGGGCGCTTTGGCGTTCACGGGCCTTGCGCCGAGCGTGGTGCTGAACACTGTGCTTACACCGCCCGGAGGAGCTGCGGTGTTTGCCTCCGCGGTACCAACTTTGGGTGCAGGCATTGGCTTCACTCCCAGTGCTGGCGCTGTGGTGTTGACGGGAGTTGCGCCAGCGTTGCACCCAGGACAGGTGCCGTTGGCCGGCACGGTGACGTTGACGGCGTTTGCGCCGACGTTGGGGCTGACGGTGCAGCCGCCCGCTGGAGCGTTGACGCTGGTGGGTGCCTCTGCGCAGGTGAACGGCCAAGCCATCATCACCACGCTCCCCGGCGCACTGGCGCTCGCGGGAGCGGGACCGGTGCAAGGGGCCGCGCGCAACCCGCCCGCGGGGGCGGTGAGCTTGCTCGGGGCGGCGCCCGTCATGAACACAGGGCTCCGGCTCCCGGCTGGGGCTATTCAATTTGCTGGCGCAGCGCCCATCGCGCAGCAAGCCGGCTTGCCGCTGCCCGCCACGGGCGGCATCCTTTTCACGGGCGCTGCGCCTCGACTGGACCGGGCCGTTCTTCCCCCGTCCGGCAAGGTGCTCCTGGTCGGGGCGCAGCCGTCCGTGGATTCTCTCACCACGCTCACCCCCGCCGCGGGCGCTGTGGCGTTCAACAGCGACCCGGGCGCCGTCACGCAAGTGGGCGTGATCCTGCCGGGAGCGGGCGCCGTGCTGTTTGGCGGAGTGGCTCCCGTGATCATTCGCTCTGGCTTCGCTGCGCCCGCGGGCGCCGTGCTGGCGCTCACCACAAGCGTGCCGGGGGTGATTGTGACTACGGCGGGACAGTGCCAACCGGGCACCGCGGCGCTGGTGCTCACGGGCCAGCCGGCGGTGAATGCGCTGTATGAGCCGGACGAGAACTTCATTGTGCAGACCGTTGGCCCCGCTGATTACGTCGTGAAGATGGAACCCTGATGCAAACGTTCCCGGACATTGACCCGGATGCAGTGAAGGTGCTGGTGTTTGATGCCCGCGGGTCCCTGGCTGTTGGGGAAGTGCTCATGGGCGGGGCGCAGTTGAAGGGTGTGGTGTGCACGGCGGGGGAGGACGCGAACCCTGGCCAAATTGTGCTGGGCCCGTTGTCCTACGACGTGACGGGGCAGTTCATATTGGTACCGGTTGGCAACCTCAGCACTCGCAATGGCAATGACTATGTGTTTGAGGTGGCCTCAGCCACCAACTTCCCGCCACACGTGATTGTGGGACGAGCGCTGCTGCCAGTCAGGATCAGTTGATATGCCGATCCGCAAAGTGGAGGGCGGCTGGCAGTGGGGTGAGCACGGACATGTTTACCCTTCGCGCGCGGGGGCAGAACGGCAGGCCGCGGCTGCCCATGCGCACGGGTATCGTGGTGACACTGCTGCGGAGCCCATCAAGCGTGACGCCTTCTTATACATGGAGCCGCGCTGGCCACTTCAGCAATTTGCCCAATGTGCCACATGTGCGCACTTTTTGCAGGGGCGCTGCGCGCTGTTTTGGCAAACAGACCCCGTGACGGCAGGAGACTCTTGTGGGCTTTATGTGCACGGACCCAATGCCACGTCGGGGGCGCCCCTCGGGCTGCTGCGCCCGGCTGAGGCGGGGTTCGTTGCGCGTGCTGTGCGTTGCGAAAACTGTGCGTTCTTTGACGCGGGTGTGTGCGGATTATATCGGCAGCTCAACAGCGCGCTGCCGCAAGTCTTCGCGCTGGACCCGCAAGTGAACCCAAAGGCGTGCTGCAACGCGCAGACGGAGGCCAAATGATTGCGGGGGCGGGCATTGCGATCGTCACGCCGCAAGGCCGGCTGCTGTTTCTGAAGCGCAGCGCCAACGGGGACCATCCGGGCGAGTGGTGCTTCCCTGGGGGTGCCGCGGAAAGCGGCGAAACCGCGGAGCAAACTGCGTTGCGCGAGGCACGGGAAGAGATTGGCCCGCGCGGGCAATTCACCGCTGCTGAGTTGGCGCAGGTGCATCTGGCTGGCGCCTTCACCACGTTCACCGCGGAAGCGCCCGAAGAATTCACGCCACTGTTGAATGAAGAGCACACCGAATTCCGCTGGGCGTATCCAGACGATCCGCCCCAACCCCTGCATCCAGGCGTAGCCGAGGCATTGCGCATGGCCGAGCCCACCACCACTTCCCGCCGTACGAATGACTTTGCCGGGTATTACGCGCCAGAGAAAATTGGCGCCACACGCAAGCTGACCCCAGAAGGGTTCTTGCTGCTGGAGGGCACGCCCATCGCCCGCACTGGCGAACAGCTGTACGCGGGGCATGAGGTGCAGGGCATCCAGCCCAACAAATCCGGTTACATCATCGTCGAGCGCCCGCCCGAGGAAGTGTTCCATGAGGACACGCTGCGGTCGTTCGAGGGCAAGGACTTTGTGATTGAGCATCCGCCGGATGGCGTTGATGCGTCCAACTGGGAAGCGCACTCCGTTGGGCATGTGCAGAACGTGCGGCGTGGAACTGGGATTGAGGATGATTTGATCATCGCTGACATCATCGTCAAAAACCCCAACGCCATCCAGTACGTCAACAAATATCTTCCGGACCTTTCCGCCGGCTACAGAGCCGATTATGAGCAGGTGGAGCCCGGCAGGGCGGTTCAGCGCAACATCATCGGCAACCATGTGGCCGCTGTCAAAGCCGGACGCGCAGGCGCGCGTGTGGCAGTACGTGACCACGCAACACTTCAACTTGAAGAGGACACCACTATGGCATCCCGTAATGGCCGGCTCGCGATCGCGGTGCGTACTGCGCTGGCTGCTGTCGGCATCAAGACAGACGATTCAACCGCTGGCAAGATGGACGCCGCGATTGCCGCCGCCGTGGCGAGTGCGGATGCCGCGGCAAAGGACCCTGATGAAGAGGAAGAGGGGTCAAATGTCGGCAAGACGCTCGACGCCATCGCCAGGGATCTGAAGGCGGTGAAGGACTGGCAGGCTGCGCGGGACGCGGAGCGCGAGGAAGAGAAAAAGGCCAAGGAGAAAGAGGTTGCGGATCGGCGCGCCAAGGACGAAAAGGAAGCCAGCGAGAAAGCCGCGCACGCCAAAGAAATGGCGGAGCACGAGGCAGTCGGCGACACCATCATCGAGGCCGAAGAGCCGGGCCACGTGCTCAACCTGGGCACCACCTGGCGGGGCAACCTGACGGGCGATTCTGCCGCACAATCGCCGGTGCTCGCGGCTGTGATTGAGCGCGCCGAGGTGCTGGCGCCGGGCATTGGCAAGCCCACCGCTGACTCCATCAAGGGCAACGGCGGCCGTGTGCTGGCGCAGTTCATGCGCGATTCTCTCTCCGCTCACGTGCGCACCAACAAGCAGGGACCCGCCAACGTGCGGTCGTTCCTGGTGGGTGATGCGAAGATCGAAGAGCTGCGGGGCGAACGGCTGCTCCAGGTGTTCAATGGCGCAGCGCAGCTGGCTCGGCAGCAGAACAACACCGGGTTCTTCGGTGTGGTGCGGCGCCCGGCTTCGGTCTCTGGTGGTGGCAACAACACCAACGACTCGCGGCCCAAGACCATCGCCGACATGAATGCGCAGGCCCGGAAGTACTGGGCGGAGCGCGCGGCCAAGCAGGGCTGATCTTTCCACCCAACACACAAGAGGACTTGTCATAAATGACCGCAATCACATACCGGATGCCCTTCGGCGTCCAGGGAGACATTTCGCGGCCGCATGCTTCCATCGTGGAAGCACAGGCGTTCGGCGCCACCGCGTTCCCGCAGTACGGTTTGCCGGCGCAGGTTTCTGCTGGCAAAGTGATCCCAGTTTCGGGCACCGGGCAGGTGGTGTACGGATTCCTGGCCCGCCCGTTCCCCACCACGGGGCCCAATGCCTCGGACCCGCTGGGAACGTCTGTGCCGCCCACGTCTGGTCCCGCCAGCATCATGCGCCGCGGCTACATCGTCGTGCTCGTGCAGCTGGGCGGCGGCAGCTGCAATCTGGGCACCGGGGTCTTCATCCGGTTCCAGGCGCCTTCCGGTCAGCAGATCGTCGGTGGGGTTGAAGGTGCGACGAGCGCCAACAACTACCAGATCACCGCGGCATTGGGCGGCATTGCGGTGTTCACCGGCCCGGTCGACAGCAATAACCTGGCGGAGGTGGCGTTCAACCTGTAAGGGTTGACGCGACACAGCTGCTACATTCTCACAGAGGACAATCACATGATTCAGGTAGCATCTGCCTCGCGGCTGCCGCGCGGCATGACAGTGCCCTTGACCATTGTCAAGGACACCAACACGCCGCTCGATCAGCGGCGCTCCGTCAGCGGACGGGATCTCCCCCGGCTGATCCGCAATGTGCGGACCCGGGATGACGGGCTGGGACTGATGACCGTGGACCAAGCCGCGGCAGACTCCTCGGGCGTCTTCCTGGTGGGAGAGCTGGAGCGGTTGGATCAGCGGCTGCACATGCCGCTGGCCGCGGTCACCTGGAGCCGCGACATCGACCTGCGCGAGGATGTCTCGATTGCCGACGAGGAATCGAGCTACACCAACTCCCAGTTCGGTCAGGTGCAGGGCATTGCCGGGTCGAACAAGGCATGGGTGGCAAAGGAGTCCAACGCCATCGTTGCGGTGTCGCTGGACATCGGCAAGACGCTGCAGCCCTTGCAGCTCTGGGCGATGCAGCTGTCCTGGACGATTCCGGAGCTGGCCAGTGCGGCGCGTGCCGGCCGCCCGGTGGACGAGCAGAAGTTCATGGGCCTGAACCTCAAGCACCAGATGGACTGCGACGAGCAGGTCTATGTGGGTGACACGGTGCTGGGCATGAATGGGCTGCTGAACCATTCCCTGCTCACCAACACCGGCAACGCGGTGACGGGTGGGTGGGCAACGGCGACCCCAGCGCAGATCCTGGCGGACATCAACTCACTGCTCAACAGCGTGTGGGCGGCGTCAGCCTGGGCAGTGATGCCGAGCGATCTGCTGCTCTCTCCGACGGAGTTCTCTATCCTGGTGAGCACGCTCATCAGCTCCGCCGGCAACATCAGCATCCTCGAGTTCGTGATGCGCAACAACTTGGCCAAGAGCAATGGCCAGTCGCTCCGCATCCAGCCCACCAAGTGGTTGCTCGGCACCAACAACGCTAACACGTTGGGTGTTGCGGCCACCAACTCCATGTTCGCGTACACCAAGGACCCGATGCGGGTGCGGTGGCCGTACGTGCCGATCAACCGGACCAACCCCGAGTGGACGGGTATCTGGCAGAAAGTCACGTACTACGGCCGCCTGGGTGCCGTGGAAATGGTGTACCCGGAGACGTGCGGACGCCGGTCCAATCTGGGTTGATGGGCACAGAGTCCCCCGGGCCGGGCCGGGGGCTCAACCACTGCTGAGCAGGAGCTGTATTATGACTGAAGAAAAAGCCACTGTCACGCGCATCATTCTCAAGCCCTTCGTGTTCTCCGTGCCGCCGAAGAAAGGCTCACGGATCGCGACCGAGCTGCGGTTCACACCGTCGAAGGATCCGCAGACAGGGAAATTCATCCCCACCGAGATTGAGTTGCCCAAGGAAGTGGCCGATCACGAGTGGATCCGGGAGCAACACGCGGATGGGCATTTGGAGCGCCCCGAAGTCACCAAGCAGCGCATCGACGAGCTGGCCAAACGTGTCAAGCGCCAAGAAGCCGAAGACAAGCGCATCCTCCAGCAAGCCGAAGCGGCGCTGGCCCGTACACAGGCCAACGCAGGCACCGGCGCCCAGAACACGGAGGCACTGGAGAAAGAGCTCAACACGCCGGTGAATGAGCTGCAGGCCAAGCAAGGCGCCGACGCCGACAAGACTGTGGATGAATTGCAGGAGCAGAACACGAGCGGCTCATGAGCGTCACCACAGAAAGCTTCCGGGAGACATTGCGCGCATTCAAGGACCAGGGTGATTACCCGGACGCGGCGATTGCGTTCTATGTCTCTTTGGCGGTCACGGCTTTCACCGGCGCCAACTCCGGGCAAGGCAATCGAATTGCAAATGATCCGCCAACGCTCGACTACGCCACCATGCTGTTCACCGCGCACCACCTGGTGCTCGACAAACGGGATGAACAGGCAGCGGACGCGGGCGGCGTGCCTGGGGAGGTGGAAGGGCCGGCCACAGCCAAGTCGGTCGATAAAGTGTCCTACAGTGCCGACACTCAGGCCGTCACCTGGGACAATGAGGCGTTTTGGAACCAGACACGGTACGGCATCCAGCTGATCAATCTGGTGCGGATGTATGGTGCGGGCGGGGTGCAGGTTGGCTTGCCCTGCGCGGGGGCACAGTTTGAGGGGGAGTTCTTCGGAGGATTCTGAGCTGTGGCGGAGCGAAGGTTTGTGATGCATGACCGCAGCGCCGCCATCACCAAGGCGTTGCGAGACCTGACCGGCAAGGAGGTGCTGGTGGGGTTTCCGGAAAGTGGTGCCGCGCGTACGGGTGGCGGCATCACTAATGCCGCCCTGGGCTACATCCACGAATTCGGTGCGCCCGCGGCGAACATTCCGCCGCGGCCGTTCCTGGTGCCTGGGGTGCGGAAGGTGGCGAATCAGTATACGCCGCATCTGCGCAAAGCCGCGGAAGCAGCCCTGAACGGCGACGCACAAACGGTGCAGCGGGAGCTGGTGGCCGCGGGCATCATCGCCGAAACCGGTGCCAAGGCAGAAATCACCACAGGGAATTTTGTTCCACTCAAGCCCGGCACCATTGCTGCCCGGGCGCGGGGGCGCGGCACGCTTTCTCGGCGCCCCAGTGAAGAGCAATACATGCAGCTGGTCAAGAGCGGCGTGGCGCCCGGCGTGGCACAGGCACAAACGGGCATCCGGCCGCTGATCAACACCGGCCAGTTGCGCCGCGCGATCACGTCGGTTGTTGTGCGGAGGAAATAGCTGTGCCGCGGTTGGATGTGACAAGGGTGCTGGCGGACCCAAATTTCTGCGATACGGATTTGCAGTGTTTGCGTCCCGCGGCATCCGTTGGGGGTGACGGGCGGGCACAGACAACGTTGACCACGTTTGGCTTTGCGGGGGTGGTGACTTCTGACCGGGGGCAGCGGCTGGCGCGTGGCGCGGCGGGGGAGCATGTGAATGACACCATCTCCGTCATCACTCGCTTCCAGCTCCGCAATGCGGCCGGCGCAGGCACTGGCGCGGATGTGGTGCTGTGGAATGGCCGGAAATATACCGTGATCAGCGTGAACGATTACTCCAAGTTTGGCCGCGGATTCGTTGAGGCGATCTGCGAGTTGATTCCGCTGCAGGGCTGAAATGGCGAGCACGCCTGTCGCTATCTACACGCTGCCCACCGCCGTGCTTGGCGTGGGCACGCATGGACCGTTTGTAAGTCCGGCGGTCGGCGCGGCGTACGCGGCCTATCAGATTTCCGTTACGCCGCGAGCTTCGTGGCCGCAGACCGGTCCCGATCCGATCGTGGCGACGGTGGAATACAGTGTCGATGGCGGCGTGACCTGGCGCTTTGACGCACAGCGTAGTTATAAGGCGGGTCCATGGTTGGACCGGGCGGGCAATCCGCTGACGAGTGATCTTTGGACCGTGACTATGGGCGTGCTGAATCCCGGCCCAAATCAGACGGTGCTGGCCACCGCATTGGCGGATCTGTTCCGGGTGACACTGGACGTGGCGCAGGTGTGTAGTCCGTTGATCTTGATGAGCGGGTTGGCGTGACTGCATCCGTTCTGCAAGAGCGCGAGACCTCGATCAACTCGGGCACGGGCGGCAACATTACGCTCGCGTTCTCGTCAAACATCACGCTTGGCAGCATCATTCATGCGATCGCTACGCAGGGTGATTCCTCGGCCAGCACGTACAACTTCACTGACAACAACGGTGGGTTGTACATCCCGGCCGACACCTGCTGGTCAACGAATCACGGCCAAGGCTGTGGTCAGTCCGCCGCCATTAATCACCCGGCCGGCGCGACGAGCGTCACCATTACTTACCCCGGCGTTGGTGCCTTTCCGGGTTTGGCGATTAAAGAAATCGGCGGCGTTCAGACCCTGGAGATCACCGCGCTCAACGCTGGTACGCCGGGTGAGGCAACCAGCGCGGTTAATTCGATTGCCACGGGCGGCGCCAACACCGCAGCTTCGGGCAGCAGCTTCGTGGTGTTTGCCGCGACGAGCGCCTCGGGGTTTGCCGCGACGCCAATCACCGACAACAAAGGCAACGCCTTCACGCCTGTCACGGCGCTGGGGTCAGGGCTGGCGGTTGTAGGACAGATTTTCTACTGCCAAAATGGAGTGGGCGGCAGCGGTCACGTTTTCACTGCTCACAACCCAACCGGCACCAACACGGTGATGTCGATCTGGGCGGTGGAAATTCAGAACGGCTCACTGACAGGGGTTCTGGATCAGTTTGCGAATGGGCTTGATGATGCGACCAGCCCATTCACCTCGAACACCACGCCAACCACGACGCAGTCGAGTGAGTTGGTGCTGGCGTTCATGTATGACAACCGGACGTCCGCCAACGCACCAGTCTGGGGCAATGGCTACACACAGCTTCAGGATGTAAGCAACACCGCAGGTATCACCGGCGGGTGTGCCGCGCTGAATGTGCGGAATGAAGGCGCGCAACAATCGAGTTTTACGGCAGGGAGTTCGGGGATCACGGAGGCGGTGTCGTTCATCGCCACATTCAAGGGTGCTCAGTCTCCCATTGATGGCCATGCTGCGGCTTTGGTGGCCACGGCCACGAGTGGCAGCGTAAGTGCCACAAATGGCAATCAGCCCGCGCTCATCAGCTCGTGGGGTAATGATCCGCACGACGCACAGATTCCAGGCATTGGCGGCAGTGGTTTTTCGGCTGGCATCAATGGCTGGAATTATGGTGGTGCTGGCCCAACGTGCTACACCAGCGCCAGCAAGCGTATCACCTCCACAGGTTCTCAGACCGCCACCTCAACGCTGGGCAGCGCGGACGACATTCTGCTGGGGCTGATGATTTTTGGGGAGGCGCCCCCAACCGGGGTGATTACGCCGAATCCTGGGGCGCTCACGGTGCAAGGCAACGCACCATTGGTGGCGGTGCCAATAATGCCGCCTGCGGGGGCTATTGCTTTCACAGGCATACCTTCTCCGCCCCAAATTGGCACCCACGGAACGCTTGGGGATTTTGATCCGACGTTGCTGCTGAAAGGATGGTTCTGACATGTTGCTGTTGACGAGCACCAGTGATCTTGTGCAGGTTGTGACCGGTTCCGCCGGAGCAATCGCGGTGCACGCCAGCTTCATGGATAACAACGCCGGCACCATCACCCCCGGCCGCACCAATACTGCCTCCATCACCACCGCCACAACCACCAACGTGGTGGGTTCGCCGGGCGCCAGCGTGCAGCGGAATGTGAAGATGCTGGTGGTGGCGAATACGCACGCCACGGTGGCCAACGCTGTCTCCATCCAGCACACCGATGGCACGAATGTCGAGGAGCTGTGGAGCGGGACGCTGCAGCCGGGCGAGAACGTGGTCATGGACGCCAATGGTGATTTCTTCAGTTACACCTCCGGCGGCGTGCCAAAGTCCGCCAGCCCGAGCAGCCCGGTGGATATTCAGACCTTCACCACCCCCGGCGCCAACACCTGGACCAAGCCCACCTCCTTCACCCCCAAGACCGTGATTGTGAAGTTGTGGGGCGCCGGAGGCGGCGGCGGCGCAGGCGCCTCGCTCGCCACAGCCACGATCGCCAAGGGCGGCGCAGGCGGCGGCGGCGGCGCGTTCATGCGAGAGGTGTATGCGGCGGCGGATCTGGGTGCCACGGTCACGGTCACAGTGGGCGCGGGAGGCACGGCGGGCACGCCTGGTGCCGCGGGCGCGGCGGGAGGGGACGGCGGCGTTGGCGGCAATACCAGCTTTGGCTCCGCGGCCACCGCGTATGGCGGCGGCGGCGGCCGGGGCGGCGCCATCAGTGGCGTAGCGAGCGGCGGCGGCGGCGGCGGCGGGACTGGCGGCGCAGGCACCACGGGCTCCACCGCTGTGGGTCAGGGTGGGTTCCCGGGACCATCGGGCGCCAAAGGTGTGACAGGCGTTTGGGGCGGAACGGGGTCCGACGGCCCCATCACTGCCGTCACCACGCACAACGCCGAGTTTGGTGGCGCGGGAGGCGGCGGCAGCACAGCGGGTCCTGTTTCGGCCGTGGGCGGGT